TCGCATATAAACACGATATGTCTTGTCTCATTTCCAGGCTCCACAAATCCGTCCACTTCCGGATAGGTAAAGCCATTTTCAAAAAGCGACCTTCTTATCTGTTTCTTGCCCGAGAGATAGTTCTTTTCTACGGGCAAGAACCAATGGATCTGTATGTGGGCCGTGTCGCTAATCGGTCCGTCATCCGCATATGCAGAGGCTTCATCTGTAACCAGATTATGTGTGATGTACTCTTTTTCGTCTCCGCCATAAAAGTCTTCGCTGATTGGCAGGCCGAGGCCTTGTAAGGCATTTCTTATCTTCTGGTTCACCGTCACATTTCCTCAACCTCCTCGCTGATCACCCGCTCCATTGCGCTGATGCAGGCGCTTTGCGCATCATTGATAGCCTTCTGCCTGACCGGATGAGCCGCCTGTCCCCTGGAGGCAACGCCGTACTCCAGATATGCCATTTTTTCAACGTTTCTCAGTCCGGTCTTATCGCTCCCTTCCGGTTTTACCACAGAGAAGACTCCCATATCGTTTTCCTTGGCCTTCGTTGCCCGTATGGAGCCTTCCAGTTCTCCCGTGGCGTATCCCCTGTTTGCCGCCGCTGCCACCGCAGACCGAAGAGACTTTTCCAGTATCGGTGCCGCTTCGTCCACCGCCTTGATAGCCATCTTCTCCGGCTCGGCAAGTTTTTGCATTATCGTATCCAGTTCTTCAAATCCTGTAAAAGATATATGCGCCATGGCATCACCTTCCTCTCTCCCGCTTCCTGCAGGTCAGTGTCACGGTTCCTGATTTATTCTTTTGGAACGTCCGCTTGATATCGTATTCTTCCCCGGTTGCCTCATCTACCAGGAAGGACTCTCCAGAATAATTGCATGCCATGATTTCAATGTTCTGATCTGCGGAATATCCCATCTGGTTTGCCAGAATTTCATCGTCTCTGGTTAAATCCGTAAAGTTGGCCGGTATTCCACCCAGCCATTCATATTGGGTATCCATTGGGAATCCATCGTCATCCAGAATTTCCATTTTTCTTAGTGGCAGGCTAATACTACGATTCCACATCTTCATCCCCCTCCATAGATAGCCGGAATACCTTCTTTCGATACAGGTCCATGTATCGATTGGTGTCCGATCGGTCATTTCCCATATTTGCTTTTACATACATGGTCACGGCGGTGATGACTCCCGCTGTCTCTTCATCGATTATATCTTCCGGAACGCCTGAGGCTTTCAGATCCTCCTTGCAATCATCAATATACATTTGAATGTCTGCGTCGTACACTGTCACAGCCTCTGCAATTCCACATCTCTTTTTAATCAAGTCCAGCATGTTATCACCGCCTTATCCCTGTTGCGCCAGATATTCTTCGATAATATCCGCCTTGACAGTCTTTGTTATGCTATATCCGCGCTCTTCGGCCAAGGACTTGATCTGCTTTATCGTCATGGCATTCAAGTCCTCTTCCGTAAGGCGGCTGTCATCGGTATAGCCTTCTATTCCCCCGTCACGCTCTCATCGGCCAGGGTAATCTCTCCGTATACCACAGCCTCCAGGTCTTTTGTCTGTACATCTTCCCGTTCGATTGCTCTGTATAAAGTCAGATCTTCTTCAAATGCATTCAGCTCCCCTACCGCCGCAATATTGGACGTCATGATGGTGAGCTGTTTTCTGTCAAAGAATTTCACCGCCTCTTTTAAATCTCCGATAATCATTGGAACGATTCTTTTTCCTGCCTCGGATGTATTCGACGGCATATCTGCATTTGGGATTACTTTGATTGGAACCACGGTGGCGCCGGCACGAAGCCGCATGTTGGCCGGTTCTGTAGGGTCCGGCTGCAGAAGGTCTCTTCCCATGGAATCTTTTAAGGTATCCAGATACTGTAATCCGTCATCGTTCGTGATGATCTTTGATGTTGGTTTAAACGCCTGGCCAAGTGTTACGTTCAATGCTTTTTTGATGTCGTCCAGGCCTTCTAATGCCGTTTTCTCCTTCGCGTCGAGGGCTTCTAAGATCAGCTTATTTCTGGTCACTCTGGATTCATCACCGATCCACGCAATCAATGTAGATGCAATGTTCGCATCGGAATCATCCAACAGTTCGTTTGTCACCGGGAAATAGCCGGCATATTTGGAGATCTCATAATCCAAGCGTTCAAACTGCGGCGTCTTTCCGCCCGGAATCTTTCCGCCCTCTCCTACTTTTGTAAATCCGGTCTGCTGTGTCCGCTTTTTATACGTTCTGGATCCTTTTGATGTCGTTACGCTCTCCACATCGACCTCATCGATCAGGGACGCCTTCGCCTCCCTGTATTCATTGATCCGTGTCTCAATATCTTCCGGAACCGTGTAGCCACCGTCTACTTTGGACCCCTCTGACATGGAATTTCGAAAGCCGCCGCGCGCTGCATCCGCAAATTCTTTGATGGAATCTTTTGGCTCATCATCGTTTGCCGGTTTTACAAGCACAGCGCTCTCTCCGGCCGCTTGATTTCGCAGGTGATTTTCCATAGCTTTCATGCTATCATCTTCCAGGTCTTTCAGAAGGTCAAATTTCTGCTGCAGCTTCTTCAGCTCTTCCTTCGCTTCTGTCGCATCTTCGAGTTTGCCCTCTGACGCAAGACTCTGCACTAAGGTCTTTTTTTCATTGATGGCATCCAGCAATTCCAATAACTTTTTGTTCATAGCTTGTCTCCTTTTCTTTGTATTAAAAAAAGAATCTAAACCCCGTACAGGTCAAGATCCTTTAATAACTCTTCTTTTTTCTTCGCATCATTTTCCAGTTTCTCTTTTTCTTTTATTGCGCGCTGATAGATTTCTGGCGTGAGCCGGAGTCCTTCAAAGGCATTGGTATACATCTTCTGTTCCGGCTGTATGATTTCGTCAATAAATCCATACTCCAGAGCCTCCTCGGCGCTGATCCATGTCTCCTTATCCATGATCTCCAGCATATCTTCTATCGGTCTTCCTGATTTTACCGCATATGCGTTCGCCATTGACCGATTCAGAGTCCGCAGCATACCAGACGCCGTATCCATGTCGTGATAATCTCCAGATACTCCACTGCAGCTTACATTATGGATCATGATTGTGCCGACCGGGCTCATCTTGACCGTTCGGCAGCCCATGGCAGCCACTCCCGCCGCACTTGCCGCAAAGGATTGAATGATAGCCACCGAGTTTTCCACAGCGTTTAATATGCTGTACAGCTCCTGACCGGATGCAACGTCACCACCGTAGGAATTGACCAGGACATCCAGTTGTTCTCCCGGTGCCATGGCCGCTATGATGTTTTTCGCATCATTTGGGCAGGTGGAATCCCATTCCAGCCAATCATATATCCATTTATATTCATTTGGTATGATATCGCCTTTAAGATCCAGAATCGCCATTTCCTTCCCCTCCTTTCTCGTATTGCTTGCCTACATCCGTAATCGGGATGTAATTTCCATTTACCATCAAAATATCGCCGCCCTCTGCCCATGGCATATCCACATAAGCTCTGGCTTCGTTGGCCGTGTAGATTCCATTGTTCACCGCACTGGTCAACTCATCCATCTGCGTCTTTGTATCTGATCGTAAGATAGCCTTTTCGTTGAATTTGTACATGAATCCATCTTTCGCCTCCTGCGGGCGCAGTGCCTTGGCGTTGATTTCCTCCTCATACATCTTCAAGCGGTAAGACATGGTGTCGATCAGGAATGCCAACTGTTGGTTTTCCGAATTGGAATAGGACGATTTCTCATAATTATTAATCTGATTCGGCTTAATGCCAAATGCACCAGCTATCTGAAGCGCACTATATTTTTTGAGTTCAAAAAACTGTGCGTCTGTAAGATTCATCTTCAATGGAGTCAATGTCAACCCGATCGGCACCGGTATGATTTTCCCGGCATTTTGCGAACCGGTCAGCTTATCTGCATATTTTCTTTGCAGTTTTTCTCTTCTTTCCTTGTCAAAATCCCCCGTATACTGCATGGCCATGCTTGCGGTCAGCCCCTGCTCATACAAGTTGTTCATAAACGTCTGACTTTCCAGGGCACCGCCAATCGTTTTTGCCAGGATTCCTCTTACCGGTTCTCCCAGATACCCGTCTAAGCTGTACCATGTTTTAAAGTGCAGAACCTCCTCGCTGCGGAATAAATATTGTTCTCCCGTCCGTTGGTCAGAGTAACGGTAGTATATTTCTCCTGCTCCGCCAAAGATCCCGGCATCATCCATGATGACATCCACATAGTTGGACTGCATCGGCCAGATATCATATACCTTATATGTGCCACCATACGGTCCATCCCTTTCCAGTCCGCCACGCATCCATATGTATGCATTTCCATAGTGCTGGCAATTAAATTCTGTGGTTGTCCACAGTGTCGTAGGTGTCATAAATTTGTTAGGTCTGACCGACAGAAGATAGGACATATCCGTTGGATCTGCCCGAATCCGTCCACTGCCAGTCTGCTGGTAGTATTTAAGCGGCAGCTTTCCCATCGTCTCACTTAGCATCTTCATACAAGTGAAGTAAGTCACCTCGTTAATCATCTTCCGGCCCTTCCCTTCCGATGATATTCCAAGCCACTCTAGGAGTTCCTTGTCCTCCATGCTCACGCTCTTCCCCGTGAGCGCATTCCACACATCTCTTAGTCTCCCCATCGCTATCACCAGTCACTTTCTAAAAATTCATCTATATAATCCATATAATTCGAGCCAAATTCGTGATACATCGCCAGCTTATACGCACAGAGCACCGCGTCTACCGGGTCGATTCTCTTTGCGCTGGCGTCTTTGTCAATCTTAATCAGGCCATTATTCCGCCGAATTACCGCATTGCTCATTGCGAAATTCAGAACCGGATTTTCCGTATATACAATATTTTTCGAATACACCTGCTCACGAAACCCCTGTGTGGATTCATTTAATGACTTATGGCTTTGGAACACTTCCTCTACGTCATACCCTTCATTGGATAAATCCATCATCAGCTTACTGGCATTGGCCGGATCAAAACAGAGAAATTCTATATGCCACTCATTTTCCCGACATGTATCCAGCACATACCTCATAACTGCATTCTGATCCACGATCGGCGTATCTGTCACTGTCAGAAATCCCATTCGTTCCCACGCATCATAATCTACCTTATCTTTCGCTTTTCTTTCTGCCATTTTTTCCCGGTTTGGTATGAAGGAATGGGAGTAAACAATATATTTCGTGATTTCCTTCCCGGTCTGATCATATATCCCAGACAAAAACGGCAGCACAAACGCTACGGAGGTCAGGTCAATCTTTGCCGACATATCAAATCCGACATAGACGCTCATTCCCTTTGTATCTATCGGTACTTTTTCCACCTGACATTGCTGCCACTTTGCCATGTCCATGTATCCATCTTCTTTCGCCTGCACCCATATGTTCATGCATTTTGTCAAAAAAGAGGTCATGTGCTCTGGTATTTCTTTGGCAATGGCATATTCTCCTCTGATTTTCTCCACGCCTTCCGGATACGTCATCCGGATGGGGTTCGCCTTGATCCACGCCTCCTCGTTTCCTACATTTTCTATGTTCTCGTAGTCTTCTTTATCCAGCTCACAAATGTCAATCAGGTATTCTTCGTTATACACATCAATATCCGGATTTAAAACTTTGGAGCAGTAATTGTACTCTGTGACATAACATGGATATGTGAGGTCCATACCCGCTGTCGTGATAATCATCAGAAGCGGTTCCTTCGTGTTAGCACCAAGTCCCAGATCGTAAAACTCTGTCGTCGGGTGCTGATGATATTCGTCCAGAATCAAACCGGCCGGATTGCTACCGTCTCCGTTTTTTCCATCATCTTTACTCAGTGGCTTTATGAAACTTCCCGTCGCTATATGCGTGATCGCTTCTCTTGTGAACTTGAATTTTCCCCTCACCGGAGAATTTCTGGTCATCAGATCTGCCTCGTTAAACACAATTTTAGACTGGTCTCTTTTCACTCCCGCCGTGTAGTATTCATAAACCTCTTGATTTTTGGTCGCCATTACCGAAATCTCATACAGGGCAATGCCGGCCTCCTCTTGTGATTTTGCATTTTTTCTGGCCACTTCTGTGAAGGATTTTTTAAACCGCTTGAACCCGTTGTCCTTTCTTCTCCAGCCATATAGCTGACATATCCTAAATTTCTGCCAAGGCGTCAAAATAATTGGCTGTCCAGCCAGCACTCCTTTGGAATGCCGAAGCAATGCAAACCAATCTACTATATTTTCCGCTGCCTCTTCATCCCAATAAAATGGAAACTCCTGCCCTTTTTGCACATCCCGTAAGAACCTCTCACATGCCCATTTATGTTTTTGGCAACTGACAATATCTCCATTTATGCATTGCGTCGCATATTGCACCAATTCTTCTTTGATCGTCATATCCCAAATTTCTCTTTCAAATCATTCTCTGTCTTGGATGTTTTCGTCACCGCCGCCTTTAATCTGGAATCGATGGTCAATCCACACAGGGACGCAAAACGTCGCATTTCATCCGCATATAATTTCTGGATATCTATCAACGGATTTTTTACCAACACCGGACCGGACCGCGTCTCTTTTTCTATCAGAAAATCAGATTCCGCTATGGCCTCCGTTACCTTTACATATCTCGAAAAAGCATTGCAATACGCTCCCAGGTTATTTTTGTCCAGATTGCCAACGATATCTATCTTATCCAGTTCTTTAATCAGACGCTTCCACTCTTTTACCGCCACTTCATCTATGAGCCAGTCGGGGGCACGTTTCAGTTGATTCTTCCCAACCGTCACGCTCTCTTCCTCTTGCCTTCTTTTCGCCCCGTTGATGAGCGTAATATTTCCTTTTTGCATATCAGACGGTTTCCGGTTTCTTCCCATAACAGTCTCACCTCCCTTGCCACTTTTTATTTTTTATTTAGAAAATTGCGTGAGGAAAGG